TTCTATTTTTCTATTTTCTATCAATGCAATTTTAAACATTAATTAATATGCAGAATTAACTGGAGGTAACTATGATTGCACAAATTAAACTGACAAAAACAATGCTTGAGAAAGCAATTATTGACGCAAATAGCAGCGTTCGAGAATTTGCTTTTTTGCAGGGTATTGACTACACGGATATGCAAAGCGGCGACAGACACCAATTGACCGCATTTTTTGCTGATGGCAGTGAAACCGTCATTAATCTATATAAAACCAATAACGCGCGCGGTGATAGGCGTATCAGTATCAAAGGCATTAAAAAACATTTTAACGCTGGTAATATTTTGACCATTGAAGTTATCAACAATCAAATACAAATAAGGGGCTAGACATGAACTATGGTGATTATGACAACGTTACAAAAGACGCAACAAAACTAATTGATATTTTAAACAGGCAAGGCAGCCATATTTTTTTGGAGGTATTAGCTGATAAATTAGCTCAAACCAGCTATGCGTATTCATTAACTGAAAGCGAACGAAATACCTACCATGAAAACATTTGCGAGGACTTAAAAAGCCTAATACTTGAACGCGTTTAAAATTAACCAACCCATCAAAGCCGCTTAATTGCGGTTTTTTTGGTGTAAATCTATTACTATTCGCCAAAAAGGGGCAAATTATGACTAATGAAGAAATGTTTAACCTAGTAACAAGTCTAACGGATCAAGTAAGCAAAAAACGACGGCTAGAAATAGCTACGCTCTTAATTGCTGGCACTCTTAACCCAGATCATGCGGAACAAACAGCGGGGTTTATGGCTGGCCATGCTGATTTGATAAGGGACGCTAAACAGGGGTCTATTCAATGAAAATGACCAAATGCAAAAAGGCTGCAATATGCGACCAATGCAAAGCAGATATAAACAAAGGCGACTTGTACCGCAAAAAGTCCAAACGTATTGGATCATCTAAGGCTGATACGATGGAAATGCGCGATGGAATACCAACCATAATCAGGAACGGTATCACCATACAAATTAAACTTTGCCAACCATGCGCAGAGCTTAACCAATGATTAACGACAAAATGGTCATACCAAACCGAGAAGTGCGGCAAGCGGCTATCGAGCTGCTAGAATCGCTACAGGCTGACAATTACCCAATAAAAACGGAAACACTTCAGCTAATCAAAAAACTAGCAAGGGGAGAACCCATGCCAGCAAAAAAGGGAAAAACATGAAACTATCAAACGATGAACTAATAAAAATAATAACCGAAAATGCCGACCGCTTATGCGTATTTTATATAACCGAAAAAGTCGGGCATTTAGAGTCTTTAGATGTTAGCAATTCAGCAGTAATAAACGGTGATTCAATACAGTTAAATTGTGAAACAACAAAAGGCGTTTAAATGAAAAACGATTTTATAAGGCTGGCGCGCTTTCATTTAGGCGATATAAGCCAAAGAGAATTGGCAGATCAATTAGGCTGCACAAAACAAACGATACACGTTATCGAATCGGGAAAACAAGAGTGCAAGATAACAATGCTGCTCGCAATTGAATGCCTATTGAGGCGCGCGGATAAATGGCCCATAAATTAGCCTTTTTTGGCCGATTTTTGCCGTTTTTCGCGTCTACCTCGATCTAGTGGCAAATTCTGGCTTTTTTGGCCTTTTTTCGTACCCACCTCGATCTATTAAAGCACCTCGATCTAGTGGCAAATTTGCTTGCCAGGTCGAACCACCTCGATCTATTAAAACTGTAAGGAAAATATAATGAGCAGAGACGATAACGAATATGTAAAAGGTGTTAGAAAATTAACACACTGTGAACGTAGATTTGAAATTTATGTAGAAGATTTCCAAAACGAAAAACAAGCTAGAAAATGTATTGCCTTAATGACTGAGTGCGTTATGCAATGGGATTACCTACAAACGCGAAAAAATCATGCTTTAATGACTTTAAGTGCTGGCGATTTTCTTTATTGTGATGATGAAATATACAAAGACATTAACGATCAATGCGACAAATGCGTTCAAAAAGCACTTACTCCAAAAACTCGCATCAGCAACGATGATGCTTTATGTAGCATTGAAATAGATAAAACAGACTATTTTCAATCTATTGTTGAATACGGCAGATTAGTATTGCAAGACCCTTACTGGGAATTAAAAGGTAAACGCATTACTATGTAGCGGCACTCCACCTCGATCTAGCGGCAACGTGTACCTCGATCTATGAAATTACTTAGGCTTTCTTAAGTTTTGTACGGTATCAGTCTCAAAAATACGGATTCCAAGCCAAACTATCGTAAATAAGCTGGCAGTTGGTGGCAACCACGCGGCCAAAGACAATACGCCTGTGCTTGCTGCGGCAATATCTACTAAATCTTTCGGTTCTGTACTCATAGATATAGCCTAAAAATAATAGATAAAAAAAAGCCCAGAGGTTTAATCTAGGCGTTTTAGTTTGTAGTAGCTATATAAACGAGGAGGAATATAGCCTACTTTAGAGATTAAACACTATTTTTGATTGATATACAACCAAAACGTGAACAAAGTTTACACGATATGGTCTTTTAAACCTGATAATATGGAAATTCGTATCCATTCATCGCGCTCTAAGTACCTACTGAGCAATAAATTGAGTCGCTTTTTCCATACTTTACGCGCTTGAAACACAGTGACACTCAGCATTTTAGCTAAATTTCTTTCACTAATAGGTCGCTGCCCTGCCCCTTTGCATGATTCACACTGCACCACTCTTGAATCTAGCTTTATTTCACCAACACCTTTACACTTTTGGCAATTTTTTGGGCTTATAGCGATTTCTAAGGCCATTAAAGCAAGTATTGCGATAGTTTTATTAGTTTCGCCCTCTTTGAGCTTAAAACCCGCTTTAAAGCCGTCTATGATGGCTAACTCTCGTAGCTCAGGCCTACATGCTCCATCTAAAGCAAACTTTTCAAGGGCATAGAGGTAAGTAATTCTGTCTAGCTTTACAAGGCAAGATGCAACGTCCGTTGCTGTTATTGAATTACCGTTTGTACTCCGAATCGTGTCAAATCCTGGAGCGCCACTTGTCAGCATTGCCATTAGCTCACTCACTAGGCAACCTCGATCTAATTTCTAATAGGTTACGCAGGAATTTTTGTAGCGTTCTAACATCTGACACTAGAAAATCTTCAGTCAGCACGACAGAGCCGCTTTTCGTCACAAATCCTAGCTTTCCGTCGATATGAATAAGTTCATTTGTTTCTTTATCTAACATTCGCCAAGCCTTTTTTTGTGATATGTAATCAAATCGTTAAATTCTTTGAGCATTTCTCTGTAGTCAGCAGCGTACAGCTTTTTAGGTTTATTCTTATCTCTGTGCATTTGCTTAACAAAATCTAAATCGTAGTAATCAATCATCCATAATGTGTACTGTCCCTCTGCACTTCCATGCTTCATGTGAAAACCATTGCACCCCTTGCACTGAGGCCAAACGTTGCAAATTTCTAGCGCCCAATATGATGAATTGCCTTTCGCTATGTAGTGTCCACCGTCACAATCCTTCCAATGCATTCTCTTACCGCATGACACGCAATTGACCATTCCGTATTCATCAGCGTTAGATATTCTTGCCAACTTCTGAATTGCCTCAAGACACTTTGCTCTTAATGTTTTTTTAGCCATTACTTAAACCCAATAGTGTCTTTAGATGGAAAAGGCACGTTTAAGCCCTTTTTCTCCGATAAGTAACGACCTATGACTTGGGCAACGGCACTGACTTGTTCTGTTTTCTTTAGATCGCGCGTTCTAAGAATCGATGGGTACAAAGCCATCTGCACCGGAAGCCAAATATTTTCTTTAACCGATTCCCAAGTCCACGGAATTTCAACAACATCTCTCAATAATTCAGATTTAACATGCATCTCATAACCAGCAGCGTTTGCAGCATCTCCAATCCTTCTGCAATACAAGTGAATAGCGTTGTTTTGTGCTGAAGTCCTCGACTCTTCTGTCTCAATGTTAATCACAAACTCAGTTTTCGGAAGTTCACGAAACATTTTTTGACCCTCTTTCGTCACTGGGAAAATGCTCTGATTAATTTTTCTGACGGTTGTTTTCATTTCAACGGTTTCCGTAACCACTCTGCGCTAATCTTTTGAGCCGCATTGTTAAACTGCACCCAACCTGACGGCTTCATTCGTAATGTGGAAAGGTGTGAATCGTCAAAATCAAAACGACCATAAAAACGGTTATTAAAAAGGTGTTTAGACATTCCAGAACGTTTTAAAATCTCTCTCATTGTGTAAGCATGATTTAACGTAAATCGTGAATCTTCACCGACAAACTTGTAATAATAAATTTCTGCCATGACTAAAACATCGCCAAAATGTCGGCACATGCAGCTTTGCCTTTTGCTCGTCGTTCAGCTTTCGTTCCGTATTCCAGTAAATTTTCAGGCTTATAAATCTTGTGAGCTAACGTACCAGCCGACCCTGTAAACACACCTTCATTGGTTAACAGGCCAATAATTGCGTCAATGTCGGGCCACTCAAAACGTGTGTTGCCAGACCGCTTTTCTTTGTGTACAAGATCAAACGTATCGTTAATTTCATCCCTGCTATACTTTGCAATCTGCCTACCAAATTCCCTGCGCGCCAAACTTAGAGACTCTTCATCAGGCCATTGACTCTGCATTTTTGCGGCACCGTAAGTATTCAGTAAGCGCATAAAAAAATAAGCAATTGCATCTTTGTCATCGCTACTGAAAATTTGTGGCTTTTTCGTAGTCGTATAAATTTGAGGCGTAGTTACTTCTGCGCTCTCCAACAGATTGTTTATTTGCATTTTGTTTACCCCACTTTTGATGATTTCGTTCCCAAGTCCGAAAGGCTGCTTGCCAACATTTCATTGATGATTTGCCGACTCGCCAACCTTTCGATTCGTGATAATCAATAAAACTCTGAATATCTGAAGTACATTTGTGACCTTCGAAAATAAGTCGATTTTTGTAATCAGTGATTTGTTGTAGCGATGGTTTTTTGAATAGTTTTACTTTTTGTTTTGGGGGTTTAGCCCCTATTAATAATTGGTTCTTTCTTGGTTCTTCTTGGTTAGTGTCCCCTTTTTGGGTCTGGTCAAGTACCGTTTTTGGGTCTGGTTGAGTACCGTTTTTGGGTCTGGTGTCTATTTGCATACCAGTACCGTTTTCGGCACTGCATAACACATCAAGATTTAATTGATAACTGGTGCTTGTTCCAAAGGTTTTTGCTTTTACGATTAAGCCCAACCCTTCCAGGATTGAAAGACTGCTAATAATGGTTTTTCGGTTTTGTCCGGTCTTTTCTGATATGGCGCTAATCGACGGATTTAGACGGCCTGTACGTTCATTTAGGCAATCCGCAAGAGCCAATAATACAAACTTAGCAGAGGGTTTTAGGTCTTGATCCCAAGCCCATTTAGATGCGTTAAAACTCATTATTTATCGTCATCTGGAAAAAATGATCTATAAGTAAGTTTTCCTTTGCTATGTTTTACCAGAGCAGGAACGCTTACAAGCCTTGGAACTCTATAACCATACATGTATGCATGAGCAGTTCGAGCAGATATTTTATAAATCTTGGACGCTTTTTCTGCTCCAAGTTGTTTGAGATGTTTCTGGAATTTAGTCATGCGCCCTATCTTATACATTTGCGTATAAATATCAAGCACGCTAAGTGTAAATTATTAAAATAACCTTACTGTATCGGAACAATAAAAAATTACTATAATTTCAAATTTGAATTATGTTTTAAAATAGTTTACTGTGGAAGAAAAACACGATTAGTGCAAAAAATTACTGGAAGCAATATGAGCGATATAGATATTCACAACAGCGTTAAGACATTTCGTCAAAAACGAGGGTTGAGTACATCAGCACTTAGCCGACTGACAAAGGGTGAGTTTTCACCTAGTCGAATATCAAACTATGAAAATGGGGTTCGCGCCCTTACTGTAGATGCAGCAATTGCACTTGCACCATACCTGGGGGCTACAGCAGCACAACTACTAAATCTTGCGGATAATTTTTTCACTGATGTCAAATTGGGTGAACACCAAGAAGAGTTGCTGAGACTTCTCTCTCAAGTCTCACTGCGCGGAGATTCTGATGTTAAAAAAGTGATCGGGATTCTGAGAGGCTATCTTGAGTCTTAACTAGCTTTGTTAAGTTTTTACATTGTTCTTCTGTAAAACTTGTTATTACTTCTATTAAACACTTTAACTCTTGAAAACTTTTTCCTTTCAGTAGTAGCTGAATTTCTAGGTTTTGAGATTTAATCCAATAGTTTACTACGTCTTCGTTAAGTTCCATTGTTAATCATCTCCCTTCGATCCTCTGCCCAAGACCACCAAATCATTTGGTCAGTTTGTTGCGGGCAAGTAAGAAAGACCGTAAAAGCGTACTGCTCTTTCGTCTGCTCCTGCCTAGCGCAATACTCTTGCTTCCGTTTCTCTGTCATTTTTGCATTCACCTTCATAACGCTTTAATTCAAAGTTTTGTTATTTTCGCATTAAGAATTTATACGCAGCGGTACAATTTTTAATCGTTTTGTATTAATCCATACTTTTTCGAATAATTCAAACACTTTAAAACCTTTTATTTGTAGGGTTATTATCTTTACACGTTAAGAGTTGACCTTGCACTTTGAGTGTGCAATGATACACGTTCAGTTAATCAATTTGATTTTTAAGGGGATCAATTTATGAACGTTTTACAAGATTTTAACCGAATAATGCTCGACAGCCCTAAAGCTCGCGCTGAGTATGATTTTATCTACGAAGGTCAAGCAAGCCTTACCGAATCTAGCGAATACTACAATGAGTATTCACAATTAGTTGCAATTGCTGAGAATGCTGAGAAGCACGAACGGAGGGTTGCACAATGAACTCTTCTGAATCTATTAAAAATCTATCGAGTGCTTTAGTTAAGGCGCAGAAAACAATGGGCGGTGCAGTTAAAGATAGCAAAAACCCATTCTTTAAATCCAGTTACGCAGACTTAACATCAGTCATTATGGCTATTAAAGAGCCGTTTGCGTCTGCTGGTATCGCTTACACGCAATTCCCAATCAATGACGAGAATAGGGTTGGAGTTGTGACCAGGCTAATGCATGAATCTGGCGAATGGCTTGAAACGTCTTATACGTTGCCGCTTGTGAAGAATGATCCTCAATCTGCTGGATCAGCGATTACCTATGCAAGAAGGTACGCACTTCAATCTATTGCTGGAATTCCAACCGCTGATGATGATGCGGAATCAGCAATGATTCGTGGTAACACTGATGTTATTGATGATATGCAGCTTAAGGCAGTGACTAATTTACTTAAGGAAACAAAGGCAGACGTTAAGGCATTTTGTATTGCTTATGGAATTCCTTCTACCAACAAGATGCCAAAAGAAAAGTTTGATCGAGCAATAGCTGCTTTAAACACTAAAAAAGACAGGGCATTGCAAGAAGCAGAACAGGCTGCAATTAAAGTCAAAGAAGCAGCAGTATGATTATTTCACCTTACGAGCAGGGTACAGATGCATGGCTTGCCGCCCGATTGGGTAAGCCTAGCGCATCAATGTTCTCTAAGCTAATCACAATGACGGGTAAGCCCTCCGCAAGTGCCGATGCATATATTAATCAGCTTCTTGGCGAACGTCTTACAGGAAAGTCTGAGCCGCACTATCAAAGTGAAGCCATGATACTTGGGACGGAGCGTGAGCCGTTGGCTAGAGCCGATTACGAATTTATCAGCGGAAACAAAGTCGATCAGTACGGTTTTATTCTTGATGACAGTGAAAGCTATGGATGTAGCCCTGATGGGCTTATCGGTGATTCTAGTGAAGGTGGTTTAGAAATTAAATGCCCTGCTCAAACTACGCAAGCTGGCTATTGGCGTGATAAGCAATCTGGCGTAAAGAAATACTACCAGCAGATACAGGGTTGTATGTGGGTAACAGGCAGAAAGTGGTGGGACTTCTTTAGCTATCATCCTGATATGCCGCACGTTCTCGTTCGCGTTGAACGCGATGAAGAGTACATCGAAAAACTATCGGAGCAAGTTTTGCTTGCTACATCAACTATTGAAAAGGAAATGGGGAAACGCAAATGAGTATTACAGTGACAGGTAAATTAAACAATGCAGCTAATCAATTTGAAATTGAGAACGGTAAAGGCTTTGGCGTTCGCGTAGGAGTTCAATTTTATAACCGAGAAACGAAGCAAAAAGAATGGACAAATTATGAGGCTGTAATTTTTGCAAAAATTGGGGCGCAATCTGATTTTTATGAGTCCGCATTAGTGAAAGATTCGGTTATCGAGGTTAGCGGTTCAGGCGGTCAGATTAAGACTTGGGAAAGCAAAAATGGCCCAGCACATAGCATTGCCATTCTTGATGCAAAGATTGGCTACGTTTTGACCAATGATGCGCCAGCACCTCAATCTGGTGTGCAACCACCTCAATCTAGCAAACAAGAGAGTTTCGATTCGGACATACCGTTTTAAAGAAACCCCTTGCGGTCTGGCCCAGCCGCTACCAAGTGGGCCACCTAATAAAAGGAGCGATCATGGAATTATTAGCACAAGTGATTATGACTGTTTATTTAACGCTGTTTTTAGCAGCAACTTTATTAGATATATTTTTTACTCTGAGAGGCGATTATGACTATAAAAGAGAAGTGGTGGGGATGGCACAACCAGAATCCACATTTTTATGAAATGTTTGAGCGTTTTGCATTAGCTTTAATTTCTAATGGGCATCAAAATTCAAGCGCATGGCTTGTGGTCAATAGAATAAGGTGGGAAACAGCAATGAAAACGACAGGCGGTGACTTTAAGATCAGTAATGATTTTATTGCTTACTACGCCAGATTGTTTCACCACAATCACCCAAACCATGAAGGGTTTTTTCGCACTAAGAGGCTAAAGACTGAAACCGAAAGAGTTCAGGATCAGACTAATGAAGAATGGGTAGATGAATATGAAGTCGAAATGGAAAAAGGTGCGGCATGATTATTGATAAATCTAAATATGTGCGCGATTATGGGGTCAAAGACTCAAAAGTTAGTAACTGGATGCAAAGACATTGGACAAAAGGAGTGCATTACTTTGTAATCGGACGCACGACGATGATAGATGTTGAAGAGGTAAATAAATGGATACGCCAAGATACCCAAGAGGAATACGAGCGAGAGGCCAAGGACTTGAGGTCAGAATCTTTAAAGACGGAAAACTTGCGCACCAAGAAACAGTACCTTGTGACCCATTCTCAAAAAGTGACATTCGGAGGGTGGCAAAACTCCGCGCAGAGTTAAGCGTAAAAATAGGGCTTGGTTTATCGTTTATCGAAGAATCTGCCCCCAGTGAGTTGCAGACTTTTTCTGCTATGGCGCAAGAGTATATAGAAACACACACTGGTAAGTATTCAACCGTTTTAGGATATATTGGAATTCTTAACAAGTATTGGATTCCGCTTTTTGGCAAACACCCTTGCGCTGCCATTACAAAGCGAGAAATTAAACTGGCGTTAGCATCAATAGATGTTGGAAGCAAAACGCGAGATAACATCTTAGGCGTACTTAGGGGCGTATTAGATTACGCTGAAGTTCCTTTAAATCCTGCTGCACTTATCAAAGTTAAGAAAAAACAATCTAAAGCTATTGAGCGATACACTCCAGAGGAGCGCGACAAGATATTAAATTGTTTTGTAGGGGACGTTTATGTGTATTTCGCTTTACTTTTTGGCTGTGGGTTGCGCCCAGGTGAAATAACAGGTTTGCTTAGAAATGATTTCGACGGAACTGATTGGCACGTTCACCGACAAATTGTTCGCGGAAAAGTTGTGGAATCGACCAAAACTGCACATAGACGAAAGGTCTACGTTCCTGATTGGGTCAAAGCCGCAATTAAAACTATTCCACCAAGAATTGACAGTGCTTATTTTTTTGTAAACGAAAATGGTGGTTTCTTTAAAGATACCAAGAAATTTAATAGGGCTTGGCTTAAAGCACATAAACGCAAGCAGATACATTATCGAAAACCATATTCCGCTAGACATACCAGGGCTGCTGAACTTTTGAGCATGGGTCTTTTAGCTCCAGATGCGGCAGTGCAAATGGGTCATTCTACTGCGGTATTTTTAAACACTTACTCTGAGTTTATTAATGAGTATGCTGCTAACCAAGACCCAAGAAGATTTGAGCCGTTACCAAACACTGCTCACAAACGATAATTAAAGTCTTTGACCAGTTTTGTGACCAGTAAATATGCGCTTAATGACTCTTAGTGAGTGTTAAGAAAAACAAGAAATGAGGCTCTATGCACCTTTCAACCGTCACTGGGAATCAGTGGGAGGCAAATCCACGGGTTCAATCCCCGTCGTCCACCCCATTAACTTATCATATAAATCAATGACTTACGATTATTTTAGGCAGAAATATGGCTCTTTGACCAGTTTTTGACCAGTTTTGTTTTGAAACCACCTCGATCTAGTGGCAAGATTTACTTTTTTACCTTCACCTTTTTCTTTGGCTTTGTTGCTTTTTTATACCCCATTTGACCACCTCGATCTAGTAGTTTAGTAACACCAGCACATAGCTGGAGTCTTGCGAATATCAACATGAACAAAAGTCTTAGCTACACCTACTGACATTCCCATTGCTGATGCGTGTTTAACAATTGCAAGGCGTTGTGCGCCTCCTGATACTTTAATATCTGCTGCAATACCTTGTGCGTGAGTACCTGGATTTTGCTTACGTTTTTCAACAGAATGTTCTTTGCTTCTGTAGCCAGATGTAATAATAAATGGGAATTTACAGGCTTCGCGCAATTGGTCAAGAGCGTGAATAAAATCCTTAGATATTTCATTCTCTCCAGTTTCTCTACATGCAAAATCTTCTGTCTTAAAATACTTAAAATTGTCCATTATTAATATTTTATCCTGTAAAACTAATTAGTATTACAATCGTAGATAAAAGAACTACTACGACACCTAATGCTTTCCAATCTTCGGGATCACGAAAATCCATTATTTACCTCTCATTTTCATAATTTTATCGGCTCCTTTAACACCAAATGATGCAGTGACTGCTACATAAAGAAGGTAAGACAGCCAATCAGGTAGCATTTCTAGCGTCTCTAGGCCCAATTTAACGCGCTCTATGATGTCAGGCTGGTCGGTCATAGCACCAAACATAATTGCCACGACAGGACTTGTTAACAGCAAAACTAAATACTCATCCTTCCAGCTATTACCAGAGGCTTCTGCCATCTTACTTTCCCAATCAGCATCGTTCTGAATCACACTCATTTTGGCTTTGTGCTTTGCTTGCTTTTCTTCAGCACGATTGTTTAAGAATGTTCCTGCTAGATTGGCTATTGGTGCTATTAATTGCTGTAGCATTATTGATAAACCTCTATTTTTTCGGGGTCAACGTATGCTGGTTCACAAAATGCCACCAATGGAATTTTAAATGCTTTATTCCACTTATTCATTCCGCTACCGCCACGAATGTTTTGAGTGCTAAGACCGCGACTAAACTTTATGCATTTATTCATATCAGCCCACGGCCCGTATTGCTCTCTTGATTCTTCGTAGCCTTTTTGATCGCTTAAAATTACAACAAGATAAAATACGAGTTGTTTCATCGAATTACTTTTGCTGCTTTTTCGACCCAAACAAGTTTACAAACGCATTCGATTGGTTCGTAATTACGCTGTTGCTTTGATAGCTGCTGACACATATATCTACACGCTTGTAGATTGTGGTAATAAACAGTTTTTTCTGCGTCAACATCGCCATTAACGAAAAACAACAGCGCAAAGGCCATCTTCATTATTTAGCCAACAACGCTTGGACTAACGCCTGAATTTGCTCGTTAGTTTGCTCTTGAATCTTTTCTTGGCGAGCTAGAGAATCAACAATAGCGTCAACTTTCGTGTCAGTAATAGCCACAGCTTGACCGTTAGCTTGCGCCTTGCTTGCCGTTTCTTTGACAATGATGGCTATACGCTTTACATCTTCAGTAGTAGCTTCAGCGTTTGCTTGTGCAGCACCGTAACTAATTGCACCTACAAATACAGATACAACTAGAGGTAAAGCCCAGGTAGGGATAGATATTGTGTTGTCACTCATCGTTATCGTCCTCAGTATCTTGAACAGCTTGTTCGATTCGCGCTGCAAGGTTCTCAACGGACAAATCATGGATAGTCGCTTGACGTTTTGCATTTATAGCCATTTCTTGCGCCTGTTGATGCAAACTAAGCATTTCTCTTACTTCATCACTTAACTCAGAAACAACGTAAGTCGTTTCGCCTATTGTTAACGTAGGTTCAGCTTGTTCAGTCATAATTAATCCTTAGATTTAGTAGTTTGCTTTGGTTTGTTTTCCAATTTAATACGATCAGATAAAGTTTTATCTATTGCTTTTAAACCCTTGTCACCAAGGTTTAAATTTATCCACTTAACAAGTAAACTATCTGATACCTTGTCGATAGGGATAAACTCTTTAGATTTAACATTAGGAGAAAAGACGCACTCGCCATAACTCTTGTAAAATCCATTATCACTTTGCTTTAATGCTTTAAATAAAACAGACGTAACTTCACCTTTAGCACCAACAATTTTGCTGGCAACTTGAAAAGTAATACTCATGGTTGTACCTCGATCTATTGAATACCTCGATCTATGAAAGACCTCGGTCTAGTGATTTACTTTTTTGCTTTACTGCCAAGAAATGCAAATTGCTCAAGGATTTTGTAGGCTTTAGCTACAACCGCATCGTCCTTGGGCGTGTCCGTGTAGTTGCAAACAACACTAGCAATAGTCACTAGTGAAGTCGCAAGTACATATAGGTCTAATAAATAGGCCATTACCAAGGCACTCCATGTCCGTCTACTGGGTTTTTCTGAAGCTCAATGTTAGCTGTTAGGCCATCTTCAATAGATGTTACCTGCTCTGCACCCATTTCAGTCTTGCACCAAGCAATACACTCAGCCTCAGTGACGTCAGCATAGGCTGTGTAGTTATCAGGATCAGGTGCGGCTAAAGATTGAGTACCGTAGCTAGACGCAGTGTAAGTCTCTTCGCCAACAGTCTCTGATTCATTAACGCGCCAATGCAATAGATTGATAACATTAGTCAGATCATCTTCTGCTAATACATATTCTGTTTGTACGATGTGCCATGTAGCCATGTCTATATTCCTTCGTTAAGTGATGCGGTGTATGCGGCAATAACCGCGTCGGTATGCACAATTTCACAGATCGCTTGGACTTCTGCTGATTCGTTAGAGTAGTCCTGCCCTGCGGTGACAACGTGTCTGTGGAAGCCAGAGGATAGTTCTACGCCATCTTCCATTACTTTGGTGCAAGTGCGTACTTGTACTGCTTTGTAGTCACCTACAATCTCTATCTTGTCTTCTGTTACTACTTTTTCTAATGCCATTTTGTTTCTCCTGTCGATGCCTACCGTCCGATAGGCGTATGGTTAATTGTTACTGACTAGTGAAGTAAGTTAGTGTTCCTCTTATTTCTTTATTATTACCAGAGCCAAACCTGTTCCCTAAGTTCCCCACCATGTCTCCCGATTCAAAAATAGTAAGCGAACCTCCGCTAGGTGGTTTTCCCAGTAATAATGTATTAATAGTCGTGTTGTTATTTATAGGAAATGCAGTGCCTGCCGAACTAAAAGTATCGCCCATGCCAGTAAAGGGAAGATTTTTTACACCAATATTATCGGTTGCAGGGCTTCCAGTGATGTTCCAAATAAGCCGAAAATTTAACGTGACTACCCTGCCTATTTTAGTGTAATAACCTGTTTGAGTTGTATTGGTAGCATTGCCTTGGTCTGTGGCGTTTTGATAATATATTTGAGGATTCCAAGTTCCCTCCTCATAGTCATCCAGCTTATTAGCCGCGCCTGTACCGCCTAGGTAGACACCGCCTGATAGGTAGAGGTCTTTCCAACGCCCATTGCTTCTACCTAAGTCTTGAGTAGCATCAGAAGCAGAGCCGTTTTTCATGGGCCTAACTG